ATAAAATAGCACCCTAACTACCCTCCCCCCCTAAGGGGAGGGTAAAAAGGGTGCTTATGCGTAAGAGGTTTTTTCAACTAAAGTGGAAAGTGTTATTGCTGAGATATCTTTTGGGGGGAATAGTAGTGTTTAATAAATTCGGAGGCAAATTGAGAGATGACCTTAGAACGGGATATGTGTGTAACGTGACCGAATGCGCCCGGTGGGCTGATGTGGTTTTGGATAAGGTGGACGAGTTTGTAAATCGAGGGATTTTTTATACGTTGGGCGGGGGAGCGTATATCGACACGCCAGAGGAATACCGAACGCGAGTGAATGACCAAGATCGGGTGCTTGGGGAATTTCAAGGGTTGCGCGATAAGATGATGTTGGTGATGGGTCAAATGTTGAATACTGAGGTGAAGCAGTTGGATAACGCAGGATATCCAGGGTTTCATATTGTTGGGTCTGGTGCGTCCGGGCGGTCGGGTATGTTCCACGTGGACATGCCATATCAGCATGTTTATTGGCCTGGGCCATTTTGTAATCCTTTTACTTTTACGCTGTTATTGCGAACGCCTGTATGTGGGTCGGCGTTGTGGCATTGGGACGACATAAACTTTGATGAGGCTATGAAGATTATCGTAGACACTCGTAATCCTTTACATGCATCAACAATTTCTGAAATGCCAACTATTGGTCGAGAAACAATAGAGTATGATGTGGGCGCGTTGTATGTACATTCGGGCCGGGTGCCTCACGCGATAGCTGATATGGGAGAAATAGGCGAAGGGGAATACCGTGTGACTCTACAAGGTCATGGCGCATATTTAATCGAAGAAGGTTGCGCGGCGGTATATTTCTGAAAGAGGCAACGTGCGAAGGGTTTTTCAACTAACATGGAAAGAGAATAATGGATTGGCCAGCAGACAAAATTAAACGGCGAAAAGTGGATGATCTGATACCATATGCGAGGAACGCACGAACGCTCATCGCCGCAGAAAAGAACGGTCGCCACTCCCGGCTTATGGAACTCGACCCCAAATACTGCGACGTGATCGTGCAGCGGTGGTGTGAATTTACCGGGAAAGATGCTACGCTTGAGTCTGACGGGACTAAATTTGACAAAAAAGGTGAGGGTTTTTCCCCTCTTATAGCCAATGCCTCGTAAAGCAACAGGAAAACCCAACGGCAGGCCGAGCTACAAGCCGACCGAGGATGACCGGAAGACGGTCAGCCTTATGTGTGCTGTTGGCATACCGCATGAGGGTATTGCGCTGTGCATTGGCGACAGCGGAATTGATGACAAGACCCTGCGAAAGCACTTCCCTAGAGAACTGGCGACCTCAAAGATCAAGGCTGACGCTAAGATGGCTGGCTCCCTGTTTCAGGCTGGGCTAGCTGGCAACGTCAATGCACAGAAATGGTGGACGATGTCCCAGATGGGCTGGAAGGAAAAGAGCGAGATCGAACATACCGGCGAGCAAATCCACACCATCAAATGGATCGGCGTTGAGTAGCCTCACCGTCCAGGCATCGAAAAAGATGCTGCCCTTACTCAAGCCGAATCGGTACAAGGGGGCTTATGGCGGACGCGGCGGAACAAAGTCCCATTTCTTTGCTGAGCTTCTGATTCTTACATGCCTGACCAGAAAAACCAGGGCAGCTTGTATTCGTGAAGTGCAAGTTACAATCAAGGATTCTGTCCGCCAGCTATTGGTAGACAAAATTCAAAAGTTTAATCTTGGGGGGTTTTTCGCCGTGACGGAGCGGGAGATAACCGCAAAGAACGGTTCGCTGATCACATTTCGTGGAATGCAATCCTACAACGCCGAGAACATCAAGAGCCTTGAAGATTTTGATATTGCCTGGGTTGAAGAAGCTCAGACTCTCAGCAGCCACTCGCTAAAACTATTAAGGCCGACCATTCGCAAAGAGGGCAGCGAGTTATGGTTTAGCTGGAACCCCCGGCATGACACAGACGCGGTTGATGCTTTCTTTAGGGGCGGGTCATCCCGCCGTAGCATGATCAGCGTCGAGATCAATCACGACGACAACAAGTGGTTTCCCGATGTCCTCAAGATGGAAATGGAGGACGACTTTCTAGACGACCCAGAAATGGCCGAACACGTTTGGAACGGCGGCTATCAGATTATCACAGAGGGCAGCTATTATGCGCGCCACATGCTGAAAGCGGAGGCAGAGGGGCGCGTTGGATATTTCCCATATCTCGATCATCTGCCTGTTCATACAGCTTGGGATATCGGCGTAGATGATCATACGGCGGTCTGGTTTATCCAAGAGGATGGTGTCGAGGCGCGGGTCATCGATTATTATGAGTTGAGCGGCGGTGGATTGGAGGACGTAGTGATAGATGCGTTTCCAGAATTAAACCCAGACCTTGAGTTGGGCGCTGCTGGCTTGGTTGAGATAGGCAGAGAAGTCCCGTTTGCTTATGGCACCCACTACATGCCGCACGATATCATGGTCAGGGAATGGGGGCGCGGGGCCAAGACTAGATACCAAACAGCGCAGGAGTTCGGGTTGAAGCCAATCAACAAGGGCGTGGCAGTTGGCCCCATCGAACGCATAAACGCCGTTCGGTCATTGTTCCCGCAGTTCCGGTTCAACGACACAAAAAGAGTGCGGCTTGGCATTAAGCGCATCAATCGGTATCATCGAAAGTGGAACGATTCCATGCAAACTTACACGACGCCAGAGCATGACGAAAACAGTCATGGCGCAGACGCGCTTGGCGAGTTCGCCGTCAATTGCAGCATAAGGCCCAAGCCAGTCAAAGAAACCCTGCGCGATCCACGCATTGTGATCGGCGGCAAATCGTCAATGACGATGAACGACTTGCTCAAAGCGTCTAAAAAGAGCCGAAAAAGATACGATTAGTAATTAATTGAAATTTTCCCCAAGATATCGTATATGTTGATTTTATGGAGTATTTACGTTGACAGATGCTGCAACAGCTCAAACAGGCGGACTTGAAACACCAGAAGACGCAGGCCGGGGGCCGGAAGGCGTCGTAGCTCGGTGGAGAATGGAGCTTGATCTAGCGGCCAAGGAAGAGAAGTTTTGGCGCGAACAAGCAGCAGACGTAAATGCCCGTTATCGCGATGAGCGTGACGATAGCCGAGGAGGCTCGTCAATTGCTAGATATCAGGGCGGCTACAGGTTCAATGTTTTATATTCTAATATTCAAACAATCTGTCCGGCTCTTTACAGTCATTCGCCGAAGCCTGATGTCCGGCGGCGGTATAGAGACCGCGATAATGTTGGCAAGACGGTCGCTGATATTATGGAACGCGCGCTGTCGTACACGATGGATGAGAAAGAGTTCGACCGATATATGAAGCTCGCGATAAAAGACACCCAGCTTACCGGCAGGGGTGTAACCCGCGTGAAATATGAAGCGGCGTTCGGGCAAGACGAAGAAATCGGTGAAAGCGACGAAGACGGCGGAGAAGAATTTGAGGAAGTAGAGCGCGAGGAAGTTGCGTTCGAGCATGTTAATTGGGCGGACTTTCGCAGAGGCCCAGGGCGTATCTGGTCCGAAGTTCAGTGGGTTGCTTTTCGGCATACATTCGACAAGGAAGAGCTTGAGGAGAATTTCCCAGATACCGCAAAAGATATTCCTATGGATTACACGCCTCAAGGCGTGGAAAACGACGACACATCAGACAATATCAACGACACATTCAAGCGGGCCATCGTTTGGGAAATCTGGAATAAAAAAGATCGAGAAGTAATTTTTGTATGTCCCGGCCTCAAAGAGCGGCCATGCAAGACGGTGAAAGACCCGCTCTCGCTCAAAGATTTTTATCCTATCCCGCGCCCAATGTATTCAGCCGATTATACTAATTCGCTTATTCCGGTGGAGCCATTTAGGTTCTACCGCGACCAAGCCGAAGAACTTGACAGCATAACCAGACGCATCTCAGCAATTGTTGACGCATGTAAGGTCCGGGGCATTTACGACAGCACCATATCTGAAATGTCGAACCTCATGGACAGCCAAGAAACGCAGCTTATTCCCGCCACTGACGTTCTCCCACTGATGCAGTCCGGTGGGTTGGATAAGGCTATTTGGATTTGGCCCATTGAAAAGATAGCTCATGTTTTGGGGTATCTTTACACGCAGAGGGAAGCCACCAAGACCATAATTTACGAAATCACAGGTATTGCCGATATTATGCGCGGGACTTCCTCCGCGTCTGAAACTCTGGGCGCTCAACAGTTGAAGGCGCAATTCGGAACGATGCGTCTGGACGATATGCGCCGGGACGTTCAGCGGTACGCTAGAGACTTAGTCCGCATGTCCGCCGAGATTATTGCCGAGCAATTCAGTCCCGAGACAATGGCGATGATGACTGAAGTCAAATTGCCTACGTTGGAAGAAAAACAAGGGGCGATGATGGCCGCCCAGCAGTTGCAGCAACAGCAACAGCCCATCCCCGAGAAATTGCAAAAAATAATTGATTCGCCTACCTGGGAGGAATCTTTGCAGATTCTTCGAGATGACCAGCAAAGGACATATCGAATTGATATTGAGACCGACAGCACCATTGCTGGAGATCAGGCGCAGGAACAGAAAAACATTACAGAATTGTTATCCGGCGTTTCTATATTTATTCAAAATGCGGGTCCGGCAGTTGAGGCGGGATATCTTCCTCTTGAAGCCGCCAAGTCTATGATCATGACGGCGGTTCGTAAATTCAAAATGGGCCGTGAAGTTGAAGACGCATTAGATACGATTGGCGAAGAAGACGACGATGAGCAGCAGGTAGACCCGGCCATGATGCAGATGCAACAGCAGATGCAAGAGGCCCAGGGAATCATGCAGCAGTTGCAGCAAGAAAACGAAGAGTTAAAAGCTGACAAGGGCGCAGAAGAGCAGCGCACTATTATTGATGCGGAAAAGGCCAAGGCCGAATATTCATTAAAGCAGGGCGACCAAGCATTAAAGACTGAAGAGTTTAGGTTAAAGGCGGCGCAGCCTATCGTTAGCCCTCAAGAGCAATGGGCATATGATATGGAAAGAGACCGGGAGCGTATGGCTTTCGAAGCAGAACAGAAGGCCTTAGAGCGGATTTCCGAGGCTGAGCAAAAGGCATTGGACAGAGACGCCGAGTTAGCTAAAGCTATTATATCAAAGTCCGATGATGATTCTGGGGTTGATGCTGCCCTTGCCGATCTTCATGCCAACAAAACTTTGACATATAACGAAGACGGCAGCATTAGCGGTTATGAAACAACCGAGATTGAATCCACGATATCAAGAATGCGGGACATTATTTCTCAGCAATCATCAACAGATAGAAGCGGGATGGAGCAGGCGTTGGTCCAGATCGCCGAGATGCAGGCTCAAACGGGCCAGCTAATTGTTGAGTCTAATGAAAGGCTAACAAATGCCATCACCGCTCCAAAGCGTGCGGTATACGAAAACGGACGGCCTGTTGGAATTGAAACGGTATAAGTCGTGGCGAACTGGGATAATGATCGTTGGGACATTGGCATTTGGGACGCCATCCCTGCGAGCGAAACTGTGGCAGCAGGCGGTGGTTCTGGTCGGCGGCGCAGGCCGGGTGAGAAAGTTATATGGTATGACGACTGGGTAAAATCTCAAGAGCAAGAGGAACTCCCAGAAGAAGAGCAGATCGAGGTCATTGAAGAAGCTATTGAGGTCGTTAAGTCTTACAAGGCTGAAACGATTTCTGTTGTTGATGCAAAGGCGGCAATCTTGAAGGCCAAGAATGCATCTGATATGCTAAATCAAGTTCGAGGGCTAGAGGCTTTGATGGTTGCATATTATCGGATCAAGGAAGAGCGGCGGCGGATGCAAGATAAGGCAGATGATGAGTTTATCGTTCTTCTGATGTTGGGTGTTTTGTAATGAGTAACTATAAGAAAAGATACGCGGCCATAGATTGGTCGGTCAAAATGGCTTTTGAGCCGCAACTGGTTGAAAATACAACTTCAGTTCGGTCAGAATTATCTATGCCTATGGTGTCGATGGATTATAAGGCTTATGAATGCCCTGTTACTGGAAAGACAATCGAGGGCCGTGCTGCTCATCAGGAAAACTTAAAGCGTACCAATTGCCGGTTGCTTGAACCCGGCGAGAAAGAATCAAACGCGAAGGACGCAGCGGTTGCTTCAGAATCAGAAAACCGGCGGCGAGATGCTGCCATTGATGGAATTGTTGACGCTGTAGCAAGCGAATATTACAACTAGAAGGACAGTATGATGATCGAAGAAACCGCGCCCGCAGACGCCACTCCGAAAGATATGGATGATTTCATGGAGTCTGCGTTTGACGATATGGAATCAGAAGAAACAGAAACCACGGACTCCGAGGTTAGTGAAAGCGATATTTCAAACCTTGTCGAGACCGAAACTGATTCGGATGGTGATAAGCCAGCCGAAACCGAAACGGATAATGATTGGGAGGGCGAACCTGAAGACCAGACCGTCGCGTCTCCACAATCGATGTCCGCTAAAGACCTGGAAGCGTTCTCGGCTCTATCGTCCGAATCCCAGAAATGGGTGACGGATCGCGAGAAGGAACTGACCGCTGATTACACCAGGAAAACTATGGATTTGGCTGAACAAAAGAAATCTTATTCGAGGCTGGACGATATACTTGAACCGCGTCGGCAACAGCTTGCAATGGATGGAATGGACGATAGCACCGCAGTCGGTCAGCTATTTGCCCTATCCGACTTTGCAAACAAAGACCCGGTTCAGTTTGTTAAGTATTTGTTGAACCAGCGTCAGATACCTTTGTCAGCCCTCAATGAACCCAGCAGGCAGCAGCCTGTTGATCCTCAATTAGCCGACATGCAACAAAAGATTCAAGGATTCGAAAACTATTTTACACAACAGCAAGACCAAGCGCAGCAGCAAGTTTCTATTTCAATCGAAAGTGACATTCAGAAGTTCGCTCAAAACAACGAACATTATGATGAGCTAGAATCTGAAATGATTCCTGTTGTTGCGGCATTGCGTGAATCTGATCCCAGCTTGACCGCACCGGATGTTCTGGCGAAGGCTTATAAAATGGCCGCCGCTGCGAATGACGGAGTATCTGCCAAAGTTGATGCTGCTAAAGCAGCCAAAAGCGTGACAGATAAGGTGGCTATGGCGAAAGCCAGAGCTTCCAAGGCAAGAAGAGCTTCAGGTTCAAATGTCCGTTCTAGTGGGGCTGTCCCATTTAGTAAGGCCGGGTCTGATAACGTGGAAGATTTTATTGGAGACCTTGTTGACGAACGCATGACGGCTTAACATGAAAGGAAAGTCAGATGGCTTCCCCGAATAGTTCGTTTACCGAAATATCGGCAATTACTTATCGGCATTTCAAAGATAAGTATCTTACCGATAATGTTACCAATCACACCGCTTTACACCAGCGGCTGACCGAGAAGGGCCGCGTTGATTTGGTCTCTGGCGGCTGGGAAATACAGGTGCCGCTTGACTACAATGAAAACGGCACTTATCAGCGGTATAGTGGCTTCGACACTTTGGATATTTCACAAAGTGAAGTTTTCACGGCTGCAAACTTCCCCTGGAAACAGGTCGCCATCAACGTCGTTGCCTCTGGCCTAGAAATTCGCCAGAACAGCGGTAAAGAGGGCGTAATCAAGCTGGTCAAAAACAAGCTGAAAAATGCCATGCGGACGGCAGGGAACAACTTCTCTGTCGATATGTATTCGGATGGCACTGCTGCTAATCAGATCAACGGCCTTCAGGCTCTTGTTTCTGACGCAGGCACAGGCACTGTTGGCGGGATTAATTCTGCTACTTACACTTTCTGGAAAAACATTCTCCAGTCAGCGGCAGCACCGTTGCAGGGCGGCGCAGGTATTACGCCAAGCGCAACTACAATCGAGAGCCTTATGCTCCCGCTGTGGCTTGCCCTTACCCGTAATAACGACATGCCGGATTTGATTGTCATGGACGATACTTACTTCACGTTCTTTGATAACAGTCAGACCAGCTTGAAACGCTATACCAACACAACCGACGTGAAAGCAGGGTCAACCTCCTTGAAGTACAAGGGCGCTGATGTTGTTTATGATTCGGTCGCGGCTGGTATGCCAGATGCTCATGGGTATTTCTTGAATACCGACTACATTGGCCTCTGTTCTCATCGAGATGCAAACTGGACGGAAGTTCACGAAAAATGGTCAGTGAATCAAGACAGTCAGGTTTTGCCAATTATTTGGCAGGGCAACATGACGGTCTCGAACCGTTCACTCCAGGGGGTTATGAAAGCTTAATAAGCTTCGTAATAGGATAAATACAATGGCTTATGAAATAGTAAACCCTATCGCCGGTAGTCAGCCGATTGCCGACACTTCTGCAACTCAACTTCACCCGCTTGGCACTATTGTTGAAGCGGCTGATGCTACATTGGGTGCGGGGGAATTTGTGTATCTTAGTGGCTTGGCGGCAACTGCCGTTGGCACCTGGGTTACATATGCCTCGTCTGACAATACGACGGTTCTTCTAGTCGCTAACGCGATTGGCCCCGTTGCCATTTCCATGTCAGCTAATCTTGCCAGCTACTACGGCTGGTATCAGATTAGCGGCAAAGGAACTGGTAAGGCTTTGGCAGGCTACGCCGACAACGGTCTAGTCTATGCGACTGCTACGGCAGGCAGCATTGATGATGCCGTTGTTGCTGGTGACCGTGTTAAACTTGCGATTGGCGCTTCCGCTGTCGGAACGCCTTCTTCAGGTCTAGCATATTTTGAAATCCAGCGTCCATTTGCGGACGACGGAACTGCGGCTTAACTTAGTAACTTGATCGGGGCTGGCCTTAACAGCCAGCCCCCTTCATTTACAAATTAGAGAGGATTATAATGGTTGATATTCTTCCAGAAGAAAAACACGGATTTCATGTTGATTTTGAATTGCGCGCTGAAGAAGATAGAGAAGCATCTATTAAATCCGGCCACCCAGTGTTTCGTGATGTTGAAATGGCTATACTGACCATGCCGGGTGGAAATCTAGTCCTTGATAAATTTGTTACCGACGAACTGCTGCGAGAATGGAAAGTCGGTATTCCTGGGCGCAAGCCGCCGTCGCCGTTTGCCATGTCCGCATATGAAGCATGGAAAGACGGGCGCGAGGCTCCTGTGAATGGGATTGATTTAAAGAACTGGCCTGGCGTAACGCCAGCGCAACTGAAGATGTGCCAAGGAATCTCGGTCCGCACTGTTGAGAATTTAGCCCAATCTAATGCAGACACAATTCGCAAATTAGGAATGGGCGGCGTTGCTCTAAAGGATAAGGCCGCTGCTTATTTACTAAGCGCGGGTAAAAATAAAGCGAGCGAGGAGATGTCTGCTTTGAAGGTTGAAATGCAGTCTCTGAAAGAAGCAATAGAGAAAAAAGACGACAGAATAAACGATCTTTTGACGCAGTTTACAGATGGACCTCCTAAGAAAACTAGAAAAAAGGCCGCCTAGATATGACTTTGTTGACGATGATCAACGGCGCTCAAGATACCATCGGGCTGAATAGGTCGGCGGCAGTTATGTCGTCAACAGATAGCAACACGCGCACTTTATTGGCTCTTGCCCAAACAGAGGGAAGCGAACTCCTTGAGAGATATTCGTGGCCTCAGACACAGGCAGAAGCTACCCACACAACGCTAGCGGCGCAGTTGCAGGGGGTTATGACCACCATAGCGCCGGGGTTCTCTTATATTTTAAATCAGACATTCTGGAACAGGACTTTGACGCAGCCGGTTCTAGGTCCGCTATCGCCTTCTGAATGGCAATTATTAGTGGCCCGCACAACAACCGGGCCATATTCTCAGTTTAGGATACGTGCGGGTAAACTTTTCGCTTACCCAGCCCCCGCAGTTGGTCAGACATGGGTCTTTGAATATCAGACATCTAATTTCTGCGAAAGCGCCTCCGGGACCGATCAATCAGCATGGGCCGCTGATACCGATACTGGTCTGTTGGACGAGAACCTGATGGAAATGGGCGTGGTGTGGAGATTTAAGAAAAAGAACGGTCTCGATTACTCTGAAGATTTCAGAACCTATGAGCAGAAGCTGGCAAACGATACGGCTCGTGTTGGCGGCAAGAAAGTTCTAAACATGAACGGGGGCGGCAATATGTACGCTTCCGGCATTTACATACCGCAAGGCTCTTGGTCATAGTTTTGGAAGTTTGGAGACAAAGATGCCTATTCGAAAGGTAAAGGGTGGGTGGACATTCGGTCGAGGGCCGAAAAGTGCCGTTCATAAAACATTAGGGTCTGCTCAAAGATCATATGGCGCTTATTCAGCCAAGAAGCATAGTGATAAGCCAAAGAAAAGCCCATCTATGGCAGACGCCCTCAAGGGTAATGATAGGAAATACTGATGCTTCAGCCACTCGCCAACAACACACAAAAATCCCCGGTATCAAACTCGGTTAGCATCCCAGCGCCGACTTCTGGCTGGAATGCCAAAGACGCATTGTCGGACATGAGTCCAGATTTTGCGATTACCTTAGACAATATGTTTCCTGATCTAACTGATGTTGTGCTGCGCTCTGGCTATGCTTCACATTCAACCGGCAATGGCTCGGGGGCTGTTGAGACTTTAGCTGAATGGGCTGGCCCGACTTCTTCTAAACTGATTAGCGCGGCGGGGTCTGTTATATATGATTCCACGGCATCGGGTGGCTCGACTTCCATTGCCACTGGAAAAAGTAATGCGCGCTGGCAAACAACGATGTTCACCACCGCAGGCGGAAGTTTCTTATACATGGTAAACGGCGCTGATGCGCCGATATATTACAATGGGTCGGCGTTCGTAACTCCGACGCTTTCCGGCGTAACTGCGACAGATATCGTCCATATTCTAGCGCATCAGGCGCGGCTATTCTTTACGTTCAAAGACAGTTTAACATTTGGCTATTTGGCCGTTAACGGGATCGCCGGGTCGGTAAGCACGTTCAGTCTTGGCGGTTTGTGCAAAAAGGGTGGATATTTAGCCGCTTGTGGTTCTTGGACGCGGGACGGGGGTTCTGGCCCGGACGATATTTTTGTCGCGGTGACGAGTGAAGGCGAGTGCATCTTGTACTCAGGAAATGATCCTGGCGTCGCAGCAAATTGGCTTTTGGTGGGTGTGTTTTCTATTGGAAAACCCATTGGCCGAAGGTGTTTGGAAAAGGTCGGGTCTGACATTATTGTAACGACACAAGACGGCGCTGTTCCTCTGACGACATTCCTTCCCATTGATCAGGTCGGGTCAAAGGGAAAGGCATTATCTGATAATATTCAGAATGATTTTATTACGTCGGCGCGCACATATGGGACGAATTTCGGGTGGCAATCTATTCACTATCCTCAAGGGTCGTATGGGTTATTTAATATTCCGACAGGCGCAACATCGGCGTACCAATATGTAGTTAACACTCAAACAGGGTCTTGGGCTAGGTTTGTGGGGCAAAATGCGGCCTGCTGGTCTCTGTTCAAGGGCGATCTGTATTTCGGTGGTCAAGCGTCCGGTGTTATCTACAAGGCGGATACGGGAACGTCAGACAATGGCGTGAATATTGATTATAAAGTAAAACCCGCGTTTAACTATTTCAGGAGCCGGGGGGTCAACAAGCTGTTTTCACTCTGTCGGCCACACTTTACATCAAACGGGTCTCCGTCCATTGCTATTGATTTGAACGTAGATTTTGCAGACGTTAATCCTACGAGCATCCCATCTGCGGCAGCATTAAATGGTGCCATATGGGATACATCAAAATGGGACGAGGCTAATTGGACGGACTCGGCTAGTATAGCCAACTGGATAACCGTCTATGGCATCGGAGACTGCGCCACTCCCACTATTCGAGGGTCTGAAAACGCCCTGACAATACGCTTTTCTGCATATGACATGATATGGCAAGTGGGGAATGCTTTGTGATGGATATGTTAGGCGCTATAAAATCAGGAAACCAAACCTTTCGCACAACGAGCGAGCCTGATAAAAATCCATCGGTTAATACATTTGGATCGAATATTGATGCTCAAGAAACCGACAATATTGGCGCTATTTCGAACGTATTTGATCAAGCTGTAAGTGAATACCCAATAATCAAAAAACATAACATAATGGGGAAAGTTAATATTGGAGCTAAAGAAGGCGGACAGTTTCTTGAGTTTTGGCCCCCAGGAGAATCTGGACCTCCCGAATACCCCAGACCTATTGAATTTGGTGACAGCCCTGGAGTTGAGATATATAACAACGAAACCACACCGTTGGATGTTCTCGGAGATGTGACATCGCATTGGTTAGTTAATGAAGACCCGGTTGTGTCTAAGTATTATGATGACTTTAAATCTTCTTTATCGCCCGATCAAAGGTCTAGGTTGAGAGGTCAATACAATTACGCTCAAGAAAATTTTAATGAGAAACGGCCATATGAAGATTGGGAGTCTGTGTCGGGGATGCCAAGTTATTTTAGGGGTTATGCATTCAAACAATGGCCGGAGGAATTTTCTGAAAAAGCATACACGCCAGATCAAATGCAGATGTTTGACTCAATGATGGAATATTTAGCTATTGGCGAATGACGTAGCGTAGATAATTATTTTAATAGAAAGGAACTAATCCAATGCCCGGTGGAGTACAATATGGAAGCCAACAAGAGGCTCAAGAGTATGCAGATACGTTTGATGATGCATCTGGGCCAACTGCCGTCACTATGGAAATGAGCAACCCCGATACGGGTCAACCTTATTGGGTCGTCATTAATAAAGACCCTATGGACCTGGACGGCTATTTCAACTGGATGAATAATAATGACACAGGAATGATGTCTGAGCAGGGGGTTAACATACTTCCTGGGCAGTCTGAATTTGGTGCCGCTATTACCGAAGATGGTGCGACGCAGGCGGTTGATATACTCCCTGATCAGCCTGGACTTGGTGCGCTGCTACCGCCACCACCGTTGCCAGAACGGCCAGAGCGGCCCATTCTTGAAAGAGAAGCCGACCTATTAAATCAATATGGCAGAAAACAACGCGGTCAAATGCGGCGCCAATCAGGCAATAATATGATCAACGCCCTTGGCGGCTATCCGCAACCATAACGGATGACGCAGATCATACTAGGCAAGGACGAAGAATTGGTGCAATGGGCGGAGGCACGTTTTCCAGATTTTGCGCCCGTTGCCCGGCCACTTACGGCAATCGGCTTCGCTGCTTCTTCTGGCGATATACTAGGCGTTGCAATTTATAACAATTTCAGGCAACATGATGTTGAATGTAGTATTGTCACAGCGACCCCTAAATGGGCCACGCCGGGAAATATACGGGTTATTTTCAATTATCCGTTTGTTCAGTTGGGTGTGAAAAGAATGACAGCTATCACAGCAAAATCAAATAAGCGATGTCGTAAACTCTTGGAAGGTGTCGGGTTTCGTCTCGAAGGCGTTCACCCTTACGCGGACAAAGGCACGGCGGCTTCTTGCACATATGGCATATATTATGACAAAGCAATGGAGTGGATAAATGGGTAAGAAGTCACCGAAATCCCCGGCAGCCCCTGATCCAGCAGTTACCGCAGCGGCTCAAGGGGCGGTTAATAAAGAGACCGCCATTGCTCAAGCGAGGCTGAATCAGGTCAATGAACTGACCCCGTACGGCTCATCATCTTACACGCCAACTGGTGAAGTAATTGATGGCATTGATCAATATTTGCGAACGACGACGCTTAACCCTGAACAACAAGCTATCGTTGATCTGCAAGCCGCCACATCGACATCTAGAGAACAGTTAGCCGGGGACCAAATAGGCCGAGTTTCGGAAAATTTATCAACGCCATATAGCTTTGAAGGAATCCCAGCAGCTCCTCTGGCCGACGCGGGTGCCAGACAGCAAGTTATTGACTCTCTGTATGACCAGTTCAAATCACGACTTGACCCGCGATTCGCCGATGAGAGAACGGCGTTAGAGACGCGATTAGCAACTCAAGGCATCCCCGTTGGGTCTGATGCGTTTAATGATGCTGTGGAGAGCCAGGGCCGGACAAGAAATGATGCATATGACCAAGCATTAAGGAGTTCGATATCCGGCGGCGGGGCTGAACAATCAAGATTGTTTGGGCTTGGCGGTTCAGCTAGAGATAGGGCCATAGGTGAATATGAGCGCAAGCGCAACGCGCCGCTGAACGAGATCGCTGCGCTTCAGAGCGGAACCCAAATAACGAACCCTCAGTTCTCACCAACGCCACAAACGGGAATAGCTAACGCTGATATAACAGGGCCAACGGCCTTGCAGTATAAGGGGCAAATGGCGGGTTTTGACGCCGCTAACCAACGGAATGCAGGCATGATGTCTGGATTGTTTGGTTTGGGCGCTGCTGCTCTTCCCTTGGCGTTTTCGGATGTTAGGATAAAAGAAGATATATCCAAGGTTGGAACGCTAGACAATGGACTGGGCGTTTATTCTTTCCGGTTTAAAGATGGCGGACCGCAACAGATTGGTCTAATAGCGCAGGAAGTTGAGAAGGTTAATCCAGGCGCAGTTGGCGAGCAAGACGGGATCAAGACCGTCAATTATGAGAAAGCGGTTCTCTAATGGCTAAAATAAAATCCCATCAGTTCTATCAGCAATCACCGCTTTTGCAGGGGCGAAGCGGCCAAGAAGCTATAGACAGGGCTAACGAGACCAGTTCCCGCCGCCGGATGGCAGAAAAATTGCTTGAAAGTTCTTCGGGTTTCCGAAGGATTGACCACCCGCTTCAGGGCGTTGCTCAATTGGCTGAAGCTGGTATAGGGGCATATTTGCAAAACAAAGCTGACGAAGAAAACGACGCGCGGCAGGCTAAATATGATAAAGATTATTCGAGTATAGTTGGCGGCCTTCGAGAAACGCGGGGCGAAGATAGCATTCGAACTCCAGGTGTCGGAAATGTATCATTTCCGGGGTCGGTTCAACAAAAAACAGAACCCATTCCGGGAAGCATGCAAAGGGCGCTAGAGATAGCCCAGAATATAGATAACCCTGATATTAAATTGCTTCGGAATGATTTAACGATAGCCCAGTATCAGAATGAGCAGGCGGCTTTGGCTGCTGCGGCGCGGCGGGAACAGGATTTAGAAGACGCGACATTAAAACAAACGCGAGCTATGGAGTTGGAAAGTGGGAAGCTGTCGTCTTTCGAACGGACATTGCTTAATGCCGGATATATTCGCGGATCAGACGAATGGAACAACGCTTACAAAGACTATATCGCCAAACAAACTAGACATAATCCCGGCGTAGTAGTCAACACGGGGCAAAAAGCCCCGACAGGTTACCGATGGACGGCGGACAACGCTCTTGAGCCGATACCGGGCGGACCGGTGGCAACCAGGGTCGCAGCAGATGAACAGGCGGCTGTCGTCGCAGAGGAGGCCGCAGAGTTGGAGGCCGCCGCCGAGGAGGACCGCGCGCAGGTAGCAATAGAAAGCACCGCAGCTACGCAGAACGTCATGGAAAACGCACTCAACGGTGCATTTTCTGCGTTGGACGAGGCGGACGCGGACGCATGGAGTTTGGGCGCTTCCGGTACTATATCCCAGATTCCAGCGTTGAAATCATCGACCTACGCGGGACGATTACGATCCCATATTGCGACACTGAGAAGTCCTATTGTCATGCAGGGGATTGAAAAGCTACGGGCGTCGTCATCTTCCGGTGCCACTGGGTTCGGCGCGATGAATGAAGCAGAATTAAAGATTCTGACCGAGATGTTGGGTGCGTTGGACCCCGATTCTACCGATCCGGACATTCTACGGAAAACACTTGAGGGAGTAAGGACTCAAGTTGAAATTGTCAAAACAGACGTTTTAAAAAATGTCCAACCTGATAGGTTGCGCGAGATTGGATTGGGTCATTGGTTGCCTGATGCCGCTGTGTCAATTGACAAAATGAACGCGATTCAATTAAATGAACTTTTTAGTTCGGGAGACGCAACCGTCGACCAAATGGCGCAAATCGGTCGGCGATTAAGCGAATTAGGGCATTGACCGGCATGGCTACTTTAGAAGAAAGACTGGCAGCAGCCGTAAAAGCAGAGCCAACATCTGATCCATCTGAGGGGTTAGAAGAAAGACTGGTAGACGCCGTAAAATCTGAGGGTTTAGCACAACCGCGCCCCGGCGAGACCGAAGATGCCCGTTTCAAGCGCCTATATGGCGGCCTTTCGAGCCGTGAAGAGCCATCATGGATCGAGGGTGTCGGGCGGGATGTGCTTCAGGGGGTTACATTCGGATTCGGTGACGAGATTGTTGCAGGCGGAACAGCCGCCCTCGATTCTTTGGTCGGAGACGCAAATTTTGAAGACGCATATAATCAGCGGTTAGCTAATGAGCGTGCAGACCGAAGCACGTTCAGGGAAGAATACCCAGTTTCTTCTTACGGGGCTGAAATTGCAGGGGCGATCCCGACAGCTATAGCGGCTCCCCTTAATCTTTTGCGCGGCGGGAAAGTCTTGCAGGCCGCTGGCGTGGGGGCTGGGCAGGGTGCTGTGTATGGATTTGGGCAGGGCGAAGGCGTGGGTGGCCGAGTAATGAACGCAGCTTTGGGGGGAGTACTCGGCGGAACAGGTGGCGCACTTGGTGTTCCCGTTAGTAGAGGCGTCGGAAATGTAGCGCGGTCAATCATGGATCGCAGAGCCGCAAAATCTGTCGGTATGACCCCGGATCAATACAGTATATTAAACCGCGCATTGAATGCCGACGAATCTTTAACG